AGGAGAGGAACCTTCCGGCTGCGTCTCCGCCGAAATCCATGGGGCGCTTCCGATCTTTCCCGGGCTTTACGCGGTAAAGCCTGAAAACAGAAAGCCCCTGGCACTGGTTGGTGTCAGGGGCTTTTGCATTGGGATCTGGAGCGGGCGAAGGGAATCGAACCCTCTAAAAGAGGGCTTTGAAGCATTTCTGTACGTTCCAATGCCATTGTTTTCGTTGTCTAGGCGTCTCGCTCCGTAGCTCTTCTTGCCATTGATTTCGACACATTTTCGACAGGTGTCTGATGTCTGCTAACGGCCAGAAGCGGCCGGACTAGCAGACAAATAAATCTGTCCCATTTTAGGGCTTGCATGGATTGTTTGTGGTGCGGCTTGCTAGTTTTCGCAATCAAAGCTTGTGATTGCGAAAACTAGAGATCGTCAGCTTGGCAAAGCTGCTTACTTATTGATGCGCAACACCTCCCGGTAACTTGGATGCACTTCCCAAGACATTCCATCATCAAGATTAATATTCGAAGTTAGTAGATTTGGTCTCTCTTCATAGCGAACGAATCCCAATCCCGTAACATCAGTCTCATCGCGTGCAGCAATGAAGCCACACCTGAACAGAAAATGAGCTACTGAAAGAGCCCCTTTTTCTGAATTGATTCCGTCAATCACAGGAACGCCGACTCTTCTTATTATCTTCTCTACTACATGATCGATAAGCTCGTTTGTTGTGAATCTGTAAACGCCACCGCTGAAGGATTCAATTATATTCTGGAGCGTTGGGCACTGATGACGATGCTCCTTGTACAAGTCGCTTACACGGAATTGTCCATAGTTCCTTAACACCGCCCTGATGTGTCCAATCGATATAAGAGGGAATGACTTATCATAAGCGTCACGACCAGCGAGCTTGCAAAGTTGAGCGGCCCATCGAGGGCGCCCAGCTGATAAGATATGAATTGGTCTATACGATTCCAGGCGACGACCTGCCCATTGGAAAGGTTCATTGAACACAATTTTTCGGATTTTGTAGCCATCAGTTTCCGGCTGCAAAGAAGTGAATCTGGTGTCATCGCTGTAGTAGCGAGAAAAATAGCTGATAATTTTATTTTCTAGAATTCTCCCGCTCTCTGTCGTACTCCAGGCAAGATCCAGCATGTATTGTTCACATTTATCTAAAGCTTCATCGTGCTGGGCTAAGACGGACCATACATCACTCCTCACGGATGCGCGAATACAGAGGCCTTTTACAGAGCTGACCAGGTTTCGACAGGCACTAAAAAAAGTGCTTGCTTTGAGTCGCTCATGCTCTGTATTGACGAACGTAGCATCCACGTCGTCAACAAATAACCACACCGTAACTTCCTGGTTTCCGAGTACCCTTTTGAGCACAGCTTGATGGTCGACAGCAGTTAGCCTTGTGCGATCAATTTCAGCGCCCAATCCTTTTATTTTTAATCTGTCAAATAAAGCGCTTACAATATTTCTGTTTCGAAATCCAGCTATCTCGGCAGACTCGATTAATAGCATTGAGTCATCAGTAAATCCATAGCGTAATGTTGAGCCAAGCTCAAGATTGATCTGTGAGCAGATCCGTTGTTGCCAGCCATATAACAACTCATCAGGCGAGCTTGATTTAACGTCTTGCAGTGCTATTAGGTCAGCAGCCTTGACGTAGATTAAGATTTCCCCTGCGTTTGCTTCTTTTCGCAGAAAAAGCGTCTGCTTGAGTAGTGCCGATTTTCCTACCCCTTTTCTAGATCTGACGTAGGCAAGTCGTGTGTGTGGAGAATAGAAGCGACCAAATTCCGGCTTGTCTAGGAAATAGCTATTGAGTACATCTAGATCTTCATCATCTCCTGCTTCGTTGCCGAATAATTCCGGATTAATTAGATCGCTTCGCTTTGCGCTATTATGGGGTGCTACGGAGATTGAGTCGGAGGTACGGTTAGCTCGGCGGCGCATGGATGCTTCCTTGTAATTGCGAGTGGCGTAGTGTCAGTTACTGTATATAACTCTTGGCTGTTTACTTGCAGGGGTGGTATCAGGTAGTAGCTGAGGTTTGGAGTGAAGCGTATCGATTGTGCCATAAGTGACTTGACCTCTGGCGATGCTAAATCGATTTGCACAAGGTATTAAATAAATTATCAGCTGGTTCCGGCCGATTTCGCCCGTCATGGCCGGTGGAAATTGACCAGAGGTGGGCTGTTCCTCACCTAGTAGATCCATAATTTTGGTTTCGTCTTGGTTTTCTAAAAAATAAGTTGCCTTGATTTTAATTAAACTATCCCATTGGGTTGAAGCTGCTCGCCGCAGTGCAGTAACGTGTCTTCATTCGATCACTGCTTACTTTGCGGTCATTGTCATAACGCACACGCCAGATTCTGCACTGTTCATGGAAATATTGCTTGGCAGCCTTGCGGCATTCGCGGAAGTCGATTGATCCGCGTCGGTGATTTGCGCAGACACTGGAGCCATCTATGTAATTGTTTACAGATAGCCATTCCGCCAGATAGTTTGTACCACCATTCCAGCTTTTGATCCATTTAGAGGTTCGCTCGCGGCTTGCTCGGTTGACTTGGCGTTGCTGGGTTTGCTGGGGTGCGGATACTATTCGATGGGTTGTTGGCGGTGTGTAGATGTTTGCCGGCTTTTGTGGCCTGTAATTGCTATCGTTATAAACAGCTTGCTTAGGCTTGTTCTGTTGATGATTGCGCGCATTAACATTTTCCCAAAAAAGCTCTTCTGATGTCTTTTTGGGCTCACTTTCTGGAATGTTATAGTTAGAGGTCTGAGTAGGGTTTTCAGAATAGGAGGTCTGGCCAGCCTGTGGTTTTGCTAGGAATTGGTTTTCTGCCATGTGTAAGGCTAACCCTGAAAGCCCTAGCCCTAGAGCAATTGCCAGCGACCATTTGCCAAAGCTCTGGCTCCGCTTTCTTTTTAAGTATTCTGGTGCATCGTCCTTGTCAGCTTTCATTCTTGCCTTCCGTCCGTAGGGCATACCATCGCAGTGCTACTTTTCTAGTGATCGCTATCCCGCGTTTTGATTGGGCAAGTTTCGATTGGCTTCGTCATAGGACGGGCTAGTTTGCCCAATTTCAGGCATAACTTCTCCGGTCATGAGCCACCAGCGATACTGGGGATAGATTTTCCCCAGCTGTTCTAGCTCTTCTGCGCCAATTCTCGCCCTGCCTCTCTTAATACTCTGCCAGCGAACGTAGTCCTTGCTATTGACCTCTGCCAACTCTTTCAAGCTGGTCTGATCAAGCAATTGAAGCGCTCTATTGGCCATGCCTTCAGCCATTGATAAATACCATTATGGACTATTGTCATAATTTCTGATTTATGGATAATGTCCATATGGACTAAATCCATATATGAATTTTGTTAATGCCACGAATAGTGACGGAATGAGCATGGAACTGGAAGAGCTTAACCCCAGTGCCCTGATAGGGCCGCAACAGGATGTGGAGTCCATCGAACGGTGGGCGGAGCGCAACGGCATTAGCTATGGCACTGCCCGCGCCTGGGTTTATCGAGGCGTGCTGCCGTCCGTGAAGCTCGGAAAGCTGCGCATGGTGAATAGCGCGCTGCTTCGCAACTGGCTGTTGGAACAGGAGTGGACGGCATGAGCCGCACCGATCCGCAATTCAAGCTCCGGATGCCTCCAGCTCTTCGCGCTCGGGTTGAACAGGCTGCCAAGGCCTCTATGCGTTCCCTGAATGCCGAACTGGTCTTCCGTGTTGAGCAGAGCTTTGAAGGCGTTGAGGTAGCGCGCGTTCTGTCGAGCAACCCGATTAACGCGTTGCTGAGCTTCCTTGAGGGCTATCTGCTGCACGCGGCGGAGCATCCCAGCGAACCCTTCGACCGCGCCCTGATGTTGATCGATGGCCTCATGGACGCCGGCTACCTCTCCCAGCCGGAAGAGTCCTATCTGACCGACCTGCGGGTTGAAGCTCTCGCCTGGGGCCGTGCTCGCCAAGATAAGGAGGAAGCTGACCATGTCGTCTCCGAATTACTTGCGCCAAACCCACGCCCCGGACTGCGGCTGCTCTGTGTGCTGGTCCGCAAGGCAGGTCATCCCATTGCACAGCCCGTCGCCGTGTCCGGACTGCCGGCCCCCTGGGCTGCCCTATCTGGAAGATGGCCGCTGGCTCTGCCGTCCCCGTTCCTTCTGCGCGAAACACGACCCGTCCCGGCGTCCGCCGAAGTACTGGCACGTTGTGTACGACAGCGGGAAGCCACGCCCTTTGTGCCCGTGCGCGAAGCATTCCAACTGGAGGGCTGATCCATGCTCGCTGACACCCTGAAAGCGCTGCTCCTGCTCTGCTTGATCCAAGCCGCCCGCACCGTGGCCGATCCGGTCAAGGGCCGCGCTCCCGGCTCGTCGGAACAGCCTCACCGTTCCGGCGAACGGAAGCACGGGCGCAGCGCACCCTTGAACGCCTCCCCCCTGAAACAGCCTCCGCTGGGGAGTGTGGGGCAGCTTCTCCGCCCCGCGCTCCCGAGCCCTCGGCGGCAAGAGCGGGATGACAAGGGCAGAGCCCTTGGTGTTGCTCTGCGGGTTCCAAGGGGAAGCGTTCCCCTTGGCCGTTGGAGACGACGTTGCGATAGGGATCGTTACCCGAATGGGCCGAGACGAGTACCCGTGGTTGGCTTGGTTCGCTAGCGAATAGAGCCCGGCCCGAAGGGATCGCCCAACACATCACTTTCACCCAACACCGCTGAATGAAGGCGAAACAGCCGAATTTGCAGCAGCGGGACAACTCACGCCGAAAAAGGCGAATTGAAGGAGAAACACCGATGAACATGTTTGCAACCCAAGGCGGCGTCGTCGAACTGTGGGTCACCAAGACCGACACCTACACCTCGACCAAGACCGGGGAAATCTACGCCTCGGTCCAATCCATCGCCCCGATCCCGGAAGGTGCCCGTGGCAACGCCAAGGGCTTCGAGATCAGCGAATACAACATCGAGCCGACCCTGCTGGACGCCATCGTCTTCGAAGGCCAGCCGGTGCTCTGCAAGTTCGCCAGCGTGGTCCGCCCGACCCAAGACCGTTTCGGCCGGATCACCAATACCCAGGTGCTTGTGGATCTGCTGGCCGTGGGCGGCAAGCCGATGGCGCCGACCGCCCAAGCCCCGGCCCGCCCGCAAGCACAGGTCCAAGCCCCGCGCCCGGCCCAGCAGCCGCAGGGCCAGGACAAACAAGACAAGTCTCCGGACGCCAAGGCGTAAGCCGTAGGAGGCCGCGATGCTCCGCTATCTCTCGCTGTTCGCGGTAGGTCTGGCCACCGGCTACGCCTGGGGCTGGATCGACGGCCTAGCGGCCTCCCTGGCTGTTTGAGGACTGCACGAATGGAAGGCTCTGTATCGGTTCAAGTGTGCAAGACCTGGGTCCAGAACGCGGACGGCACGGTTGGCTGTACGCACCTTGAGTGGATACAGACCTACCTGCTGCCGCCTGAGGCAGAGGGCTATTTGACTCTGCTGATGGGTGGTTTCGACCCGTCGGCCTTCCGCCTCGGCTTCGCCGGGACCATCGGGCTGTTCGCCGTTGGTTTGGGGGCTGGCTTGATCATTTCCGCCATGCGCAAAGCGCGCAATTAATGAGGTTCCAATCATGGAAAAAATGAAAACCCTGTTCCGCAACGCTTCCATCGCCACCGTCGGCCTGGCCGTGGCCAACGTCTCCTTCGCCGAATCGCTGCTCGACGAAACCACCAAGGAAGTGCTGACCCAAGCCGGCACCGACGGCTCGTCCGTGGCCAAGCTGGTGATCGCCGCCGTGGCGGTGCTGGTCGGCCTCGCCCTGGTCATCGGCGCGATGCGCAAGGCCTGACGTGATCTGGTCCCTGATGCTGGGCGCATTCATGGCGTCCGCGCTGCTGACGGGATTGAAAATCGGCCAGTATCAGTGACAGGAGGAGGGGCCGAAAGGCCCCTTTTTTATGCCTCGGTTCATATTGTTGATTATCACGTTGTTATTTGGTTCGGCAGCTCATGCCGAATATTATTATTGGTACATGGGTTATTTTAATAAGAAAGTTTCATCCCCTACGGCTGGCTGTGATCTTTATTTCAGCAGTTTTTCCAAGGACCCTGGTCGGGTTTTTGTTATGGAACCTTCGTCAAATCCAAGTGAGGCGGGCAAGGTTTTCTATTGTGTGGTTCGTTCTGGTGATTGGATTCTTTTTAATACGGATGTTTATTTGAAAGGTGATAGGTGTCCTGAGGGAACTGAGCTTGATCTCAGTGCCGGCGAATGCCGGGAGAATAAGTGCAAGATTCTGGCTGGCTCGCTCTATGAAAAAGGCGGCCACCAAGCACCGATTTCCCGCTTCATCAATTACCTCGGTTGTGAGATCGCCGTCAGTTCGATTGATGGTTGTATCGGCCCCGCTGAGGGCGAAGCGGGTGGAACCTTCTGCCGGGTCATCGGCTCGTTCACCGGTAACTGGTTCACCTCCAAGGGCTCCTGTGCTTTCGGCTGCGACGTGGGCCCGGGCGACGGTCCGCCTCCGGGGGGAGACGGCGGCACCGGGGGCGACGGTGGCAGCAACCCGCCCGGCGGCGACGGTGGAAGCGATGGCGGCACCAAGCCCGGTAACGGCGGTGGCGATGACGGCTCCAGTGGCGGCGGCGGTGGGGGCGGTGGCGGTAACAACCCCTGTCAGGGCCATGTTGGCAGTGACTGCGGCACCACGCCCGGCGGTGACGGCAGTAGCGGCGGCGATGGCGACGGGTCCGGCTCCAGCGGCGGGACCGATGGCGGCGACGGCTCCGGCGGGGGTGGCCTGAAAGAGCCGAAGCAAGGCTCCTTCGACAAGACCATCAAGGAATACGACGACGCCATCGCCAAGGCGCAAAAGGACTTCCAGGAACTGCAAGGCAAGTTCGAAAGCGTCCTCGCTTCCAAGTTCGATATTCACCTGGGCACCGGCGGCGGCTCCCTGCCGTGTTGGGACTTTACCGCCCTCGGCCAGCGCTACGACGTCTGCCTCACCCAGTACGCCCAAGAACTCTCCGTCATCCGCTACGTGGTGCTGTTCATCGCCGCGATCCTGGCCGGATGGATCGTTTTCTATCGCTCCTGAGGAAACGCCATGGACATTCCCTTTCTCTCCGACATTCTCGCCTGGATGCAATCCCTCTGGGACTTCCTCTACAGCGGCGTCTATGACTTCGTCACCGACGCCTTTGTCCTGCTGACCAAGATGGCCATCAAGGGCTGGTTCGAGATGCAATTGTTCGTCGCGGAAATCGGCTACAAGGCGTTCCGCGAAGTCGTCGGCGGCATCGGTATCGGCTCGACCATCACGTCCTATTACTCGTCCCTGGACGGCGACCTGCGCTCGCTGCTGGCGTTCTTCGGCCTGCCGGACGCGGTGAACATGATCTTCGCCGCCATCGGCACGCGCTTCTCCATGTCCTTCATCCCCTTCATAGGTAAGTGATATGGCGATCAAGATTCATCACGGCCCGAACGGCTCCTACAAGACCTCCGGCGCGATCCAAGATGACCTGATCCCCGCGATCAAGAAGGCCGCGTCATCATCACCAACGTGCGCGGCCTGACCCGCGAACGGATCTTCCAAGTGATGCCGGAGACGCCCTCCAGCTGCGACGTCATCAACCTCGACCTCGAGGACCTGGATGACATGGAAAAGATGCGCACCTGGTTCATGTGGGCGCCGCGTGGCGCGTTCATTATCTTCGACGAAACCCAACTGATCTTTCTGAAGTCCTGGCGCGAAGCCGACCTCAAGCGCTTCGACTTCCCGGACGGCCCGGAAGCAGCCAAGGCAGCCGGGCGGCCCATGGGGTGGCTGGATGCCTGGACCCGGCACCGGCATTTCAACTGGGACATCATCCTCACCACGCCGAACATCGCCTATATCCGCGACGACATCCGCATGACGGCGGAAAAGGCCTATCTGCACTCCAACCTCGCCGTCATCGGCATTCGGGGCCGCTACAAGGAAAGCCAGCACTCGGCGCAGGACAACAAACCGCCGGCCCGCGACGTGATCGTCGAGATCAAGAAAATCCGCCAGGAGACCTTCGCCCTCTATGAATCGACAGCCACCGGCTCCGTCACCGACACCATCGCCGGCAAGAGCCTTTTTAGACAACCTAAGATTCTTCTATTCATGGCAATTCCGGCCCTTGCTATTGGGTCTGTGGTTTATGACGGCGGACCTCGTCTGCTCATGGGCGACCCTGTATCGCCGCCTGCTGCTGGAACTGCTGCGCCTGCTCAAGCCGGTCCTGCTGTGGGTGCTGCGCGTGCTACTGGTGCGGCTGGTCCTGATGCTGCTGATGATGTACCTGGGCACCCAGGCGTTCCGGGTGCTGCTCCTGTAGGCCATCCCTTCGCCGGCCGCGACTTCATCGTTAAGGCAACCCTGCTGTCCGCCTCCGGGCGCCGCACCTATCTGTTTGCCGTCCGGGGCCAGGACGGCAGCGAATTCACTCTCACCGATCGCGACCTGACCGACACCGGCTATGCCGTGGTGCCGCGGGGCAACTGCGCTGCGGAACTGAGCTTCAAGGGCGGTTGGTCCGGCTATGCCGCCTGCGCCGGGCGTAGTGCTTTGGGCAATGCGCCGCCGGCTCAGGCCGCCGCGCCGAGCGTGCCGCCCGCCGCCGCGAACAGCGCCGCCGTGCGGGTGACGGTGGTTCCTGACACCAGCCGCTTGCCGCGCTCGATCAACTGAGGGGGAGCCGATGAACTGGACAAGCTATTTCGCCGCCCTGGGGCTGGCGTTCCTGGCCTATCTGGCGGGCTTTTTCTTCGCGGTGGCGGTGACGCCGACGGGGCCGGTATGGCCGCTGTAGCCGGCCTGGCCGGGGCGCGCGCGAACGGCTCGTCTCGGAGTGAGCAAGCGCCACGGCGGGGCCGGCCGACGCCCCTGTAACACGTCAGATAAGCCACCTATTGCGGTTTCAATTCGTACCAATTTGGATCGTTAAAGATGAAGAAAATCAGCCATCAAATTCGCGTCAGTATCGAGTCGGACGGTCAGGTCTTGGAAAGCCCGAAAGGGCGGTTGTTCTTCGACGACACCACGGCTCAATTCACCGACCTGTCAGGCGTGCGCATTCTGCGGTGCGGCGTGGATACGGTGCGGCAGTTGTACAACGGCAAACTCCGGCCGGAAGTCATGGCGCTGTTTGACCTCTCGGTGGATGTGGTCGAGTTCGCCGGCTACGAGTGGTCCAAGGGCCGCATCGGTCGCGACTCCGGCTATCAGTACCGCCTGCAGAACGCTGAAATGGGTCTGATCCTGCTAATCAAGAATCACAACATCAAGGTCGACACCATTGGCTCGCACCTCAAGATCGAGGTATCGCCTCACGCCCTCGATGGCGCCGATCCGCGCATCCTCCAGGGCGTGCTGGATGATTTGGCCGCTGCCGTGCTGAGTCACTGCGAAACCAACCAAGCCGCTGTGCATATCGCCTTGGACGTGCAGGGCTGGAAACCGCCTCGCGATCTGGTGGACCGCATGCATTGTCGCTCGCGTCGGGTGCGACAAATCAGTGGGATCGAGCGGATCGAATTCGACAGCAACGCCTCGGTCTACGGGCGTGGCGAGACGTACATGTTCGGCTCGGCCAACGGCCTGCAACTGTCGATCTATAACAAGACCCTCCAGGCTCGGGCCACCGACAAGCTCGACTATTGGGAAAGCGTGTGGGCGACCCTGAACGGGGATCCGTTCGGCGATGGCGACCCGGCCTATAACCCCCTGGAAACGGTGTGGCGGATCGAGTTTCGCTATCACCACTCCATCGTCCAGCAGTTCTCCGAAGGCTCACGTATGGCCTCGGGAGAGGTCATCGGCTGCCGCACCTACGAGGGCCTTTGCCCGCACCTACAGGGGCTGTGGAACTATGCCTGCGAGGCATTCCGTGTGCTCTCTCGGGAGGGCATGTATGACGCCTTCTGGAGCCTGATCAGCCAGGATGCTCGCGTCCAAGTCGAGTGCGATCCGCTGATTGAGCGCACCGAGTATCGGCGCTATTACAAGACTGCCAAGGGTTTCAGTGGACGTAACTGCGAGATGTTTCTCGGCCAGTTCGTGAGCCTGATCGCGCGGGAGCGTGTCCCGGCAAAAAAGGCTATTGAGTCCGCCCGCAAATTGGAGTTCTGGCACGTTATCGAAGACCACTATCTCGCCAAGGGTTGGACTCGTCGCGATCTGGAAAGGCATATACACAAGCTCATGTGTGATCGCTATCTGCGCAAGGGATATGCGATATGACGGTACGCAAGGACGGCAAGACGTGGACGGCTGACTTCTATGAGAATGGTCGTTCCGGGCGCAGGATTCGCAAGAAAGGCTTCGCCACCAAGTCTGCCGCGATTCGCTATGAGCAGGATTTTTTTGCCGTGAAGGGCGAGACGGGCCGACCGCTGGATGACCGTCTCTCCGATCTGGTGAAGGTCTGGTATGACCTCCATGGCTGCACCTTGAAGGACGGCAAGCAACGCTTGGCGCGCTGCGAGGCGCTGGCGAAGCGGTTAGGGAACCCTCTGGCATTCGAGTTCGATTCGTTGGCGTGGGCACGCTACCGGCAACGTCGCTTGACCGAGGTGAAGCCTGAGACGGTCAATCACGAGCAACGCTACTTGTCGGCGGTCTTCTCTGAACTGATTCGCCTGGGCTCCTGGCACAAGGAAAACCCGCTGGGCAAGGTCCGGCAAATCAAGACGGATCAGGTCGAACTGACGTTTCTGTCCCTGGATCAGGTCGCTCGATTGTTGGAAGAGTGCAAGGCCAGCACGAACAACCATACCTATCCGGTCGCGCTGTTGTGTCTCGCCACGGGAGCCCGCTGGGAAGAGGCGGAAAGCCTGACACGGGGCGCTGTGCATGGCGGCAAGGTGCACTATCACCGGATCAAGAATCGGCAGAGCCGATCAGTGCCGATCCCGGACGAGTTGGAGAGGTTGATATTCAAGGTGGGCATGCCTGGATCTGGCCGCCTGTTCATGTCTTGCCGCGCCGCGTTCCGCTGCGCCTATCAGCGTTGCGGGTTCCAGACGCCGGGCCAGATGACCCACATTCTCCGCCATACCTTCGCCAGCCACTACATGATGGGGGGAGGGGACATCCTGACCCTACAGCGGATCCTCGGGCATTCGTCGATCACCATGACTATGCGGTATGCGCACCTATCGCCGGAGCATTTGGCCTCGGCTATGAGCCTGTCCCCGCTGTATCAGATAAAGCACTTCGCTAGTCAGGTACACCAGTAGA